ATCGTATAGTCGAGTGAGCAATAGGGAAAGGAGAGTTAGAATGTTTAAAGTTAATGCCTAATGTTAAGTATGGTGAAGAGTTCACTGTTTGAAAAAAAGAATTGATATAGGAGGAAAAATGACTAAGGGGTATAGTTTTATGAATTATTATTGTGTTTGTCGTTTGCTTGATGAGGGTGCATGTGAAAGTGATTTTGTGCAGTGTTTTGTTGATGTTAATGATGTGATATATTTATATCCTATGAATTGTTTAGTTGCGGTACGATGTGGTGTGATATCTCTTGGTTATAGTAGGAGGCATTGAGTGTGATGGATTATCATAGTTGTAATGGTCGTAAGTGTTTTTATATAGGTGGTACTATGGTTAAGGGTGTACGTCGTGTTCGTCGTATGCGTGTGGGGCATTATGAGACTGGGTGTAGTGATTCTGATTGTGTGGGTTTGTTTGATTTTGTGATGGCGCATTATGCTGATGATATTGGTTTAATGCGGTTGAATTTGTGGAAGGATAGGGGTGTGTAGTATGGTGTTGTTTGGCCTATTAGCTCAGTGGTTAGAGCGGCATTCTTATAAGATGCGCGGGCCGGGTTCGATTCCCGGATAGGCCACGGTTGTTGAGAATCGTTATCGTTATTGTTAGTGTGATATATTAGGTCATGACATGCCGTTTGGCATGTTGTGGCCTTTTTGTATGAGGTGTATGCATATGGATATGAGTTCTATCGCTACCCTTGTGGGTAGTGTGGGTTTCCCGATTGTCGCGTGTTGTGGGATGGCGTGGTTTATTGCCACGACGTTCCGCGATTTTAATAATTTGATGACGAAGAACAATGTTTTGACTGAAGAGCTTATAGGCTTGCTTAAGAATGATAAGGAGGGTGATAATGTTGATGAAACGAATATGGCGTAGCACATTGGCGTGCGTATGCGTGTTGTCGTTGGTTTTTGTGCCGTCTGCAAACGCGGATATGCGTGGTTTTGACGTGAGCAATTGGCAGTGTGATATCGATACGTATGCGCTCGATGCTGATTTTGTTGTGGCCGGTGCGACTTGGGGTGTTGGCGGTTTTAATAATGTCTGTTTGGTCAATGGTGTTAATCAGGCCGCGAATTATCAACTTGGTCGTGCAGTGGACAGCGGCAAGAGCATAGGCGTGTATCATTATGCTATGGGCAATGATGCTGTTGCTGAAGCTGATTTTTTTGTGGATAACGTTGTCGGATATGTCGGGCGTGCTGTGCTTGCATTGGATTGGGAGGCTGCTGATAATTCGCAGTTTGGCAATGGCGCGTGGGTAGAAACTTGGGTACGGCGCGTGTATGACCGCACGAGAGTGTGGCCTGTCGTTTATACGGGGGCGTATTCGTTGGGTCAGTTCACGCCGTATGTACGTGAGCATTGCGGTGTTTGGGTGGCACAATATGCGTCCAACGTGCCGACGGGTTATCAGGAGAGCCCGTGGCTTTATGGTGCGTATGGTGAGGCCATGCGACAGTATACATCTAATGGTTACGTGTCGGGTTATGGCCCTTTGGACTTGAATTATTTCAGGGGTGAGCGCTGGCAGTGGGACGCTTACGCGCGCGGCGAGCGTGATGGCGGTGTTTCGGCACCGGCACCGGACGCGGGTTGTGCGTCTACGTGTGTCACGGTCGGGTCGGGTGACACGTTGGCCGGTATCGCGGCGGCGACCGGTTTGGGGTCGTGGTCTGATTGGTCGGGGTATGCGTCCGGTAATCCCAATGTGATATATCCCGGCGAAACCGTTTGCTATGGCGGTGGTGCTGTTGTTCGCTCGAATGCGAGTGCGGCGCGCGCGTATACGGTGCAACCGGGTGATAGTTTGTGGTCTGTTTTCGGTGCCGATTGGGCTCGTGTCGCGTCGGTTAACGGTTTGTCTAACCCGAGTTTGATTTATCCGGGTCAGATTTTGCGTTACTGATAATCGTTGTCAATAATCGGCGTGTCGCTTTTGCGCGCGCCGATTTTTATGCTATAAATATATGTGTTAGCAAAAATGTTAACATAAAAACAGATACAAAGGATAATAATATGCGTAAGATTCGTAAGGTAATCGCTGATAGCGATATCAGCTACTATGACCGTAACGGCGAGATGCAAATGTTTCATACTACCGGAAATATTCGCACCGTTGAAAAAGCAGTTAAAGTGCTTATGGTCGCGGGTATCGTTAACGTTCTGATTGATGATATCACCGTACATAAGGCAACGTATGCAATGGACGTTGACACGTTCATCGAACACGCCGAACGTATCGTAACCGATACCGATAACGACAACGACAACGATAACGATAACGATAACGACAACGACAACGACAACGAATCTGAATTCTGATTATGGAAGGAAACATCATGACCAAGGACAATGAACAGATGAACGACACCGCTAATGAAACCGCCCAAACCCCTGTTGACAATTATCGTTACATTTGTACGATGGACAACAGCACTTTTGAGGGCAAACGTGCCATTGTCAACGCGCGTAACAACGCTTTGTCACTGAACGGTATCGGTGACACGCCGATAACGGTCATTGGCGTGTACATCGCGCCGGGCGTGCGTGCTCAGACGGGGCAGAAATGCGCAAACGTCTATCTTTTTGCAAATGACGGAAATACGTATTTCAGCCAGTCGCAGGGCATTTATCGTAGCGTGTTGGATATTTATGATATGTTCCCTGATTTTAACGCGCCGAACGGTATCCCCGTGACAGTGAAAAAGACGCCGCTTGGTGGTGGCAGGTCTACTAAATCGCTGGAAATCAAGTAGTTTGAAATGAGAAAAAAGCGCCATAAAATAATATGGCGCTTTTTTTATGAGGGTGGTAAAATCATGCCTAGAGCGCGTAAACAGGCGGACGTTTTAACCGCGAAACGCAAGCGCGTAAACCGCGCGATAAACAGTCTGAAAAAAAGTATCACGGACGCCATGCCCGAGAGCGAGGCAAACGCGCGACGGGATTATATTCAGCGGCTTGAATCGCAGTTGAAAAAAACATATGTCGGGCGCGTGAGCAATCGCGCCATGCGTGAGGAATTGTACCAGCGTGCCAACGAAGCCGCGGATACGCTCGTGCGACAGGTTGGCGAGGTGCGCGGCGGCAAAGGCCGCGCAATGGAACGTAGACGCTCGTTTAACATTTTCCGCACCGAGATGAGAATAGCATCCAAGGGACAGCCGAGCGCGTTGGGTGAGCTTGGCCGGGAAAAAGTCAAGATTTTTTGGCGATACACACAAAACATATGGCAGAAGCCGAACATTCCGCCTGACAAACGATTGGAGGCTGTCATGAAGGCATATGACGCGGACTCGTTGAGTGAGCTTTTTAACACCATTATGACGCGCAATGAAAAAGTGTTGCAATACGCCAAAAACATGAAAGCGCACACGGGCGAATTGGAAGATTATACGGATACCGACGGCGGTAGTCCGATATGGCTCGTAGCGGTTTCCCCTGACGTGGTACGATGAAAGCACGTAAAGAATACAGGGTCGCGGCGATATTCGACACCGAAACAACGAATATCGGTGAGAGTGCCGAAACGCGCGCATATCCGATATTGTATATTTTCAACGATTTGCGGGACATCCCGTTGGAATCGTATGACCCCGATACGGACAATGTACGTTTTTACCGTCATACGTCCGAAGCGCTGGCGTACATTGATGATTTGATTATGCATGGCCGTGCTCATGGTTATGTGCCGATAATCGCGGCATATAATCTCATGTTTGATATGCAAACGCTTATGCTGGAATTGGCGCAATCGTATACGATTGAGGTCAATGCGCAGACCGCTACCAGCGTGTACACGCTCGATTTGTGCGTTGATGGTAACGTGGTGTGCCGTTTTTGGGATACGTTTTACCTTGAAATGGGCGGATTGCGTGCAATGGGTGAGACGTGCGGCCTGCCCAAGGCGGTGGGCGATTGGGATTACACGCTGGCGCGTACGCCTGAAACGCCGTTGACTGAGGAGGAATTGTTTTATGCGCGGCGCGACGTGCAGGTGATACCGCAGTATCTGCAATGGCTGTTACATGCGAACCATTGGCTTACGCCTGACATGCTGGGGTGCCGCGTGCTGACAAAAACGTCATTGGTGCGGCAGATGGCGCGCCGTGAGATTGGCGGGCGGCGCGTCACGTTGCAGGGCGGCAAGAAAATTACGTTACAACGTGCATTTGAAACGACGTGCAATCAAGAGTTTCCGAAAAACTACGAGTCCTATGCATTGCGTAAAGCATGTTTTCGCGGCGGATTGACTTTTACGAGCGCTAAAACCGCTAGCGTTGTCGTTGATAACGTGGCGTCTCTTGACGTTACGTCAATGCATCATGCGTTTATCAACGGGCGGCGCTTGCCGGTTAAATTCGCGGTTGCCCCGCCGGAAATTTTGCAAATCGCATGCAAGCGTGTCGTTGACACGCCGCTTGAAGATGTATTACGTAATTATAGTGACCCGTTTCGTACGGGGTTACATGTTGCGATAGGTTTTACAAACCTTAGATTGCGGACAAACACGTGTTTTGCCGATTGGGGTATTGCAATCTGCCCACGTTCTAAATTCGTGCGTACGTTGCAGGCGGACACCGATTATAGCAACAACGAACGCGCGAAAACACAGGAAAACAGTATCAGGGCGCACGGCTACGTTGATAGTGCCGTTAATCCGACGTTTGCTTTTGGAAAACTGTATCGGGCGGCCGAATGCATCTTACACGTTAATGAGATTGAGCTGTGGAACGTGGCGCAGGTGTACGAGTTTGACGAAATGCATGTGTTGTACGGTGAAGCCACCACTAAAACGATTATACCGCCCGATTACGTGACCCTACAATCTAACATGTTGTTCGCGCGTAAAACCGACGTTAAAAACCTGATTAAACACTACACCGAGGGTGTGCCGTATGCGGGTGATATACCCGAGTCGATACCCGAGGGAATCGCACGTGACGCTAGGACGGGCACGTTGAGCATGAAATTTCTGCAATCCTATTACGGTAGCACCGTTAAAGGACAATTCAACGGAATCTATGGCACTCAGGCGCAAGACGTCATGAAGGCTGATTACCGCGTGACGGAAACCGGTGAACTGGAAGTAGATAAAAACACGGTCTGCACTCCCGAGAATTTCGCGAAAAAACGTCCGAAGACACCGCGCGTGCTTTATACATACGGTATGCGAATCGTTGCGGGTAGCAGAATGCACCTTTTGATAGCCATGATGCTGATATATCGGCGTTTCGGTGCGCGTGTCACCGTCACGGGCGGCGATACCGACAGTCTTAAAATCAGCTGCGCCGATGACGTGACCGATACGGAACTGTTGGACGCGCTCGAACCATTGCACACCGCGATAGAAAATGCAATCAATCTTACCATGAGACGTGTCCGAAACACCGCGCCTGATATGGCGTCAACGCTTGACCATATCGGCAAGTTTGAAGTTGAGGACTGTGGCGGCACCACTCGTTACGCCGAGCATGTGGAACTGTGGAACAAGGCGCGTGTAAGTTTGGATATGTCCGGGCGCGTGCATGTCACTTGCGCGGGGTTGCCACGGCCCGACGGCGTGTACACCATTGAAGACTGTATCGAGGATATTATGCGTATGGGTCACGGTTTCGCGGAAACGGTACGTTTGGCACTTGGTTATGATGTGTTGGTTGATTATGAGATTTGCCATACGTTGCAACGCAACCGTCCGCATGTGTGGGATAGGTACGTCGGCACCGTCACCGATTATCGGGGTGCGACATGCCATGTTGACGTGCCCGAGGCGATTGCGTTGTATCCGTCCGGCAGATGGCTGGGCGAATCGGACAAACAGGCCAACGGGGAGAATCTTGCATACATGCGGAATGTATATAATAGGGATGTTGAGACATTGCCGCGCGAACTTGTTGTACGGGACGGCAGACCTATGATTGTGAGTATTGATGGCGAAATATTATTATGACCGGCTTAAGACGTTGATATTGCCGCGTAACGCAGATGTTAATATGATTATCGGCGCGCGTGGTTTAGGCAAAACATACGGTGTACGAAAATACATGATAGAGGACTATTTGAAAAACGGCTATTGTTTTGTGGAAGTGACACGTTTCCGTGAGGAAAACAATGATGTCGCGGCGAACTATTTTAGTCGTATCGTACAAGATAATATTTTCCCTGATTATGATTTTCGGACTACCAATAAAATAGCGGAAATTCGCAAAAAGAAAACCGGTAAAAAAGAAAACCAGTGGAAAACAATCGGGTATTTTATACCTTTGTCGTTACAACAGCAGAAGAAAAAAAGCACTTATGTTAATGTGCGGAACATTTGCATGGATGAAATTATCATAGATAATGATGATAGGTATCACACGTATCTGAAAAACGAATTTGAACAATTGGCAAAACTTGTGGACACCGTCACACGAGAACGCGCCGATGATACGGGATTACGCAAACCGAGATTATTTCTGCTCGGCAACGCTTGCGACGCTTTCAATCCCTATTTTCGGCATTATGACGTACCGCTGGAACCTGAACACGGTCTACAATGGCTAGGCGGTAAAACATGCCTATTCGACTATGTGCGAGACGATGAATACGCCGAACAAAAAACAAGGAACACGGTAGCGGGGCGTATGCTGAAAAACAACGATGACGTCACTTCTAAAAACAAATTCGCGCGGCATAATACTGATTTTATCGAAAAACCACACGGACATGCAAAACTTACGTATGTTTTTCGATGGTTGCAAAACGAATACGGCGTGTATGTTGATTTGCGTTGCGGCTATGTTTTCGTGACCTCAAAATATGATAGCGGCGCGCATGTACCGTATTTTGCAATCACCCGGGCGGACAACAAACTTAACTATCTTACCGCGAACATGGCTAAAGATTTGATACGGAATCTTACATCATATTATGCGTTGGGGTATCTGCGCTATGATACGGTGGAAACGCAACACGCCGTAAGTGAAATGTTAAGGAATTTTGGTGTAAAATAACATACGGCATACAAAGAGATACCGCAGTGAGACCGCTAAAACATTGTCATTGACTTCCACGGTTGACTCCGCCAATGATATGGCCGTAAGGGATAAGCGCGCCGGTTATCGCTGTGAGTCATGTCGCAAGTATGCTATTCTTAAGTCGTATCGGCCCGTATTACGCCGATACGACTTTTTTCATATATGAAAGGAAAAAACAAATGGATGACGAAACCACCGAGGAGAGGGATACCGCCGAACGTGATGACCTCACCCCCGACGAAGCGCACCGTGAAGGCGAGTTCGATGACTTGCGCGACATGCTTTCACGGTTGCTTGATAAAATTGACGCAATGAGCGAGCGAATCGACGGTATCTACGACAAATTCACGGATTCCGTGGCGCAGATGGTCGAAAACGGTGCAACCGTCAAGGAAACCGATGACGCGGCTGAAGCAATCGCACAGGCGGCGGCGGAAGACTTGGAAAACCTTGATTACACGCTGTAACGGATAGGAGATAAATATTATGGCTGTAGACAACGCGACAATTTTGGACAAAGTCCGTACCAAGGGCACCGATGACTACCAGCAACGCATACCGAGCGCAACGCAAACCGGCGTAGCGAATACCATGCGCTATCTGTTCGACCCCATGAACCGCCAATATTTGAATGACTGTGTCTGGAACATGGTGAACCGTATCGGACTCACCGTTATGGCGCAGAACGCGCCGTTTGAGAACCCGTTGGCGATTTTTAAAAAGGAAAATCTCTACTGGGGTTCGACTGTACAGGAAATCGCCGTAAAATGGATTAAGGCGCACGGGTACAAGGATGACGCCGAAGAACTTCTGAAAATGCACCGGCCCGAAGCCGCCGTATGGTTCTACGAGAATAACCGTCGTGACCAGTACCCCATCTCATGGACAGAAGATGAGTTGCGACAGGCGTTCGTAGATGACTTCGGTCTGAACCGTTTCATTGCGCAGATTATGGAGACCCCGCGTAATTGCGATAATTACGATGAAATGAACATCATGCTCGCGCTGATACGCCACTACGAACAGAATCTCGGCTTCTACAAGGTACATCTTGACGCGGTGCCGAGCGACGAAACCACCGCCAAGACGTTGCTCAAGGCGTTGCGTTCGACCGCCGGACGTATGCAGTTCCCGAGCACCCAGTACAACGCGCTCAACGTGACCGACATTCCGGCGTATGCGAACCCACAGCAAATGGTGCTGTTGATTGAACCGGAATATCTTGCGTCGATTGACGTTGACGCATTGAGTGCCGTGTTCCAGTTGGACAGGGCCGAAGTGCCGTATCGTATCGTTCAGGTGCCTACCCTCGGTATCCCCGGTGCCGTCGCGTTGCTTGTATCGACCGACTGGTATCAGGTGCGCGACACCATGTACGGCACTACGCAATTCTATAACCCGCAGACACTCGGCAACACGTTGTATCTCAACCATTGGGGAATCTACGGTGTAAGCCCCTTCACCCCGTGTGCGCTGTTCACGACCGACGCGGGCACCAGCGTCACGGTCGTGACGCAGAACGTGACCGGTTTCACGCTGGCCCCGACTACGGGTGACGTGTCGGCGGGCGACGTGGTGCAGCTCACGCCGAAGCTCACCGCCACCGTCACGCCAACCGGCACCGCCATTCAGGTGGCACCGAACGCGGCGACGTACGAGGTCGCAGCGAATCATGCCGCAAGCGGTGATGACGCGCCCGGTGCGGCGTTTGAGCTCAACGTCAATACGTTCGTGGATGACCAGGCGCGCTTGCACGTGCAGCGCGATGGCCTTGTGGCCGGTGATGTCATTACCGTGACGGGTACCGCCACGTATGTCAACCCGAACGGCAAGACTACGGAACATTCCGCAACATGCACGTTCACCGTCGCATAGTCTGAAATCGACTATGATATAAAATGAGTGGTGTTTCATACGAAGCACCACTCATTTTCGTATATAGGAAAGGGCTCGATATGGATTTTCCACATCTGCAAAACGCAACGGCGTTTCCCGATACGGACACGCGCGTATACGGACAGTACCGCAACGTTTTCGATTACAATGTTTGGACGCCAAACACTGTTATCAAGTTATGTCGCGTGAACTGGTACAATGATTATCATGATGTCGTGAAATTCCCCGATGACGTCGCAAGGGATGCATGGTTCGACGCGCTGGACGGCGGGACTGTCAAGCTCACAACGAACATGTATATCGCACGCGCCGATACGGACGGTATAAAATTGCCCGTACCGTACATGACGGCGCAACGGTACAATTACATTGTCGTTGATTTTTCGCATGATATTGTTAATACGCCGTATCAGAAAACCGACGTGCAGACACGCTATCACTTTTTCATTACGTCCGTGCGGGCGGAAGCGCCGAACACGACAACATGCACGCTTGTACGTGATGTATGGACGGACTATATCAACAGCACCACAATTAACGGTTTGCTGTTGTCACGCGGGCACGCGCCGTTGACGGAAACGACACCGCAAAAACTGTTGGAAAACCCACGGGCCAACTGTCGTGATTTTACGTTGCCCGACGTTGATTATGGCAACGCGGCGACAAACATTAGAAAAAGCACGGCGATTAACTTGCAAAACGGGGCAAGATACATATGTTTGGCCGCAACGTTTTCACCGCAACAATTGCAATCAATGAGCAATGTGCGCGGTGCAGACGTTACGGATACCAACCCATCATATACCAATACTGACGAAACGGTTAATGGTTTTGTATGGGGTGCCGGAAACGTAAACACGTCAAACGTAACCGGTGCGGGTACGTCATATAATTCCATTGATAACCTCACCGCAAGCAACGTGTACATGTACGCGCTGGAATCATCCAAAGTATCGGGTGATTATTTTGATACGATGTTTGCGTATTATCCGCATATCATGTCACAAATCGTATCTGTTTTCGTTGCCACGGCGAACATGATGCACTTCGGAAACAGCACTACGGTTAATGATGTGGCATGGCATACGGTCAGCGGCGCGCGCACAAAACTAGCGGACATTAATCTAACAATAAATGACTTCGGCTATTCGCCTGAGTACGCCAAAATAACACGACTGTACCTTGCGCCCTACGCGCACTTGGAAATATCCGACAATATCGGCAATAAAACCCGTGTGGAAATAGCGGATTGCGGCCACCTCTCGGCGCAAACCGTCACATCGTTAAGCTACCCGATATTACGACAACTCGCATGGCTTGACGGCGTGGGGGGCGACGGCGACACGTCCATAACCATCAACGCCATCAACGGTGCTAGCATTACCGCCGACGTGCCGAACGCGGACGTGCTCAAAACGCTGATATCCCATGACATTCCAACGTATGCGTTGCAACGCCGCGCAATCGACGCGCAACGCGCCGCCACTTACAATGTCACCGTAAGTCAGGCACGGCAAAACGCCACGCTGACGTATGAAAACGGCGCGCGCTCGGCTAATGTCAGTCAAGCAAACACGTATCGTAGCAGTGCGGCGACGGTGTCGAACACCGCACGCGCGAATCAACGCGACATAGCGATAAAAAACGAGTCCAATAGTGTACGGTCGAATAATCTCACATACTCGAACGCACGCCAAAACGCTGACTTGACCACTAGCACGGTCAAAATCAACCGTGATGTAAGTGATGATAATACACTACAGAATAAAGCTTTTGTGGAAGGTACCCAAACTCAGGCAATAACAAACGTGGCAAGCGCGATAGGCTCAATAGCGGGGGCCGCGCTGGTAATCGGCACCGGAGGCGCAGCCTCACCGGTGGTGGCCGGTGCAATGGCAATCGGCGGTGCGGCGCTTCAGGGTTACAACACCGGTATTGCAATCACTAACAGTCAGGAACTCAACGCGACATCTAATTATGTTGCAAATGATAAAGCGAAAACCGCAATACAGGCCAACACCGAGCAAACACAACATGCCATAACACAGGCCACCGCCGTGACCAGTCGCGCGAACACGCAAGCTGACCGCGTTGCCGAGTACGGCACAAGCGCGGCCACCGACATGACCGCCACAAGCACGGGCACGGCCAACACTAACGCGGGCGCGTCACGTGGTGTGACGGTCGACAACGCCAAACGAACCATGATGAACGCGCGCGACAACACAAATGCGTCATGGCGCGACATGCTCAATCATCCAGCGCAACCGGTCGGCGCGTATGGCGGTGACAATCTCAGGCAGGCCACGGGGCTTGACACCATGACCGTGAAAATAGTAACCGAGGATAACGGTGCGATAGCGGCGGCGGGAGATTACATGCTGCGCTACGGGATGGCAAGCAACAAACTCTACAACAAACCGACGCTGACAACGTGCAGGCATTACACGTATTGGCAGACCGCCGACATATGGACGATATGCCCATTGGCGCAAAACGAGCAATTGCAGACAATAAGGGATATTTTCAATACCGGTGTTACAATATGGGCAAGACCCGAGGAAGTCGGCGGCGACTTCGTACACGACAATCTATAAGGTGGAAAATATGGGACGCAAACGTACACATAAAAGGCCGTTGACCCGCGCGGAACTGGGAGAACGCGGCGCACCGGTATGGCAACAGTCCGAAACGCTCAATTCGCAAGCGTATTCGATGGCATATTCGCAAATGTTGAATATCGCGTTATCACGGTTCAAATGGTTGAATCTGCCGAAAACATGTGACGCTTGGTTTCTGGAATATAATCTATTGTATTTCGGTTACGCGACAATCGCGTTTCCGCATAGTAAGCCCGGCGTGTTTTTCAGCACGCAAGCGGTGACAACATCGAATTTCAACGTGTATTACAAACCGAAGAAATGGGATAGCTACGGTATCAACGGTTGGAGATTCCCGGTCAACAATTCCAATGGTGTTTTCATCTACGCCAACCGCGCCCGCACGCCGCTCATTCCGACCATCGAGTTTTTCGCGCATGAAATAGAAGATTTATACATGACGCGACGGCAAAATCGCTTCAACCAGAAAACACCGTTTATTTTGGAGGTTCCAGCCGGACAGCAGACGGCGGGTATCAACGTTATCAAGCAAATCAGCGGCGGTGAAATGGCAATCATGGCGACACCCGGTTTCACCGATTCCATGAAAGCCAACGTGCTGAAAACCAACGTCGAATATATCGGAATGGAATTACAGAACGACATACAAAACACGTGGAACTCGTTCTATCAAGCGCTGGGAATCAAAAACCTCCCCTTGAAAATGGAACGGCAGACCGCCGACGAAATACAGGACTACGGCGAACCGACCGACCTACGCGCGCTCAGCGAACTGGAGGAACGCCGCGCCGCCTGCGATATACTCAACACCCGGTTTGAAAAATACCTCAAGAAACCGATACAAGTCGTGTGGAACGAAGACAACATCTCACGCAATTATGATTATTTGAACAACCTTGAAAGATTGGCCGGTGATGATAATGCAGAATGACATAGACAGCTACCAGCCGTGCGAATCACGCGACGAATTTCATGGCGTGATGACGTACACGTTCGGTGAACTACTCGACGTGCCGGGCGGCGTTGACTGGGATAATGACACATGGTCATGGCGGGACGTTGCCTATGATGACACGCAATACACGCGCTGTTGCCGCAAAATAGAAAACCGTTTCTACGACCGGGAAATAGGCGTCATGCCACCGTCAAGATGGCGACGGCACTTTATGCGGCTTATACGGGAAATAATGCCGACATTGCGCCCGCTCTATGCGCTTATAGACAATAATCCCGATATAATACTCAGCGATAGCGACATATGGCATAAAATGCGTACCGTGTTTTCTGATTTTCCCGCAACACAGCTCACCGAAAACCAAGACTACGCAAGCAACGCGACTGACAATCAATACGAGACAATCGCTAACGGCAATTTCATGGACAAAGTCAATCACATACGCAACAACGAATATGTCGATATTGACGTATTGTTACTCGACCATCTAGAATCATGTTTTAGCCCGTTATGGACTATCAACATAAACAATTACTAGTGAGGTGCTTTCATGGACGCCAATACATTAACCCGCGTCGAAAACGAATATTCCAAACTTACCGATTCCATCAACAAACTAGGTGATTATCTATTGAAACAAATGAACAAAAAGAAAACGCTGACAGATAATCACTATAAATTGTTAATAAAACAATACGCCATCATGCTACAATACGCCGACGTTTTGGCGCAACGAATCAACCTCGCAAGGAAGGAAAAATAATGTTTCCATATCTACCATTTTTCTCGGTATGGCCGTACACGCCCGCAATACCCGCGTTCTATTGGAACGCCAAAAGTCAAGAGGAGATAATAAAACACATCGCGTGTGAAATCGACCACATAACGGCATATCTTGACGAAATCGTAACCGACATAAACAAAACATTGAACGACTACGATACAAGAATAAAAAACATTGAAGCACACCTAAACGATTATGCAATCGCCATAGCGCAAATACAAGAACAAATCGAACACATAGGAGACACACAACTAGTATGGAACGTCACAAAAGGCGAATACACTGACAGTAAAACAGCACTACGCGACTTATACCGCGAACTAGCGGTATACGGCGCACGCGTCACTCAAATAGCCGATATCAACACCGGCAAACTAGCCAAACACCGAACCGACGAAACAACCGCAATCGGCAATCTCACCATATTCAACGACACAACGCCACGTGTCACTAACCCAACCACCGGCGACAAATACCCGCCACTTTCATAAAAAGGAATATCATGGCAACAGAAACCCCGTTCTATCATCTGCCACTATACGAAACAGGAGACCTAGCCGACCTACGCGACGGATACAACGCCGCAATGCGTACCCTAGACCGCGTAATACATCAACTAAAAGTTCAGGAAGAAATAAATCACCCGACAAATCTCAGGAAGGACAACTAACATGACCGATTATACAACCAACTTCAACCTCGAAAAATATCAAACCGGCGACGCGGCAAACCTAAACGACCAATACAATGCGTCAATGGACATTATCGACGATAACCTATACAAAATCAACACTAACGCAAACACTGCGGGCGGTAAAGCCACGCAAGCGCTCGAAACAGCACAAAACAATACAAAAAATCTCACAGCATTAGGCGTAACCGACACCGAAACCGCAACACAACTCAAAAACAAAATAAACAACACCGCCGAAACAACGCTAAACAATACCAACAAACTAACAGCATTAGGCGTAACCGACACCGAAACCGCAACACAACTCAAAAACAAAATAAACAACACCGCCGAAACAGCACAAAACAATAAAACACAAATTACAACAATAAACAATTACATCAGCGTTAACGAAATGTTCAACATGCGCGGCGACAAAATCATAGTCACGTTCGGTGATAGCTACGCATCCCCCACCGATGACACGTCATGGGCCGTACAGGTAGCAAACAAATTAGGCTGGACACTCAAAAACTATGCAATAGGCGGCGCGGGATACATCGAACCAAACACGACATACCAAAGTGAGCTCAATTCCGCGCATCAAGACAATACATATGCGCACGAAAAAGTGTCGCTAGTTATAATCGGCGGTTCAAGAAACTCAAACGATGGATATGATGGCAAAATAAAAATAGCCGCAACTGCATTATTCCAACAATGCATCAATGAATACCCTAACGCTAGAATAATAGCAATACCCATGTTATGGGATAATAAAACCGTATCCGACTATTGGCGTTACAACGCGGGTGAAATAGAACAAGCCGCAATCGAAACCGGAATAGAAAGCATCCCATGGGCGTGGACGTGGAACATGGGCAAACCAGAAAACATCAAAAAAGACCACATTCACCCTAACGCAAACGGCACTACAATAATCCGAAACTACATTCTCCGCTACCTAATAGGCACATACACAGGCAGACACGAACACTGGGTGTGGAGAAAACCCGGCAATCCAGCCGCCGGAATGCTCTCAGTCAACGCAAGCGGCGGAACAATCAGCTACGCATTCCAAATGTTAAACGGTGTCACACCTAGCGAGTGGACTAGCATAAGCGGTTTGCCAGAATGGGCACGTGGCGATACAGACAATACCAACTCAGTAAACAAATGGACACTACAGGTATCTAACAACGCAAATGAAGCGACACTATTCAAAATAAACTCAGACGGTACCTTCGGAATACAACCGTTCACAACTACAGGAAGCCACGGTACACCTAACGGACTCATGGCCGGACATTTCACCACAGCATGGTAACAACATAATAAAAATAAGCCGGTTGGTAACAATACCAACCGGCTTATTTTATATCAATCACCACACATAATCATAAATTGTAACAACATAGCACCCAACACCATCTTTAACACCGCAACACACAAAATCAAAATCACAATCACCATACTTATATTCAAGCACACTAGTAAGAGCTGATTTAAACGTGACCACACTATCATCAACTTCCACATCACACTTCCAATTACTCACGTCAACACCACGCCTATCCGCAACAGTTGTCGTAAAACCATCAATATCAACCTCATATAAATTACCCGGTGCAATCTCAGTGACATAAGCCTTAACTTCAAACATTCTACTCACTCCTTTTTGTTTGTTTTTTTTGTTGATACCTCAAATATAACACACAC